TGATTCACGGCTTGATTTAGCATGGCTGGGCGAAACTGAGCCAAAGCCCCCTGTAAGTTCCCGCCTCTTAACCCACCAGTGGCAGAGGCATTTTGCAGCATGGCATTTTCTCCTTGTTGCATCAAGGCTTGCAGTTGGGGGCTGTTTGCTATCTGGTCATACATGGCCTGCTGTGACCCAGCACCATTTAGTCCAGCAATGCTCATTTGTTGCTGCATAGCTGGCATACCCGCAGTAGCGTAGCCCTGCATTCCACCAATTCCGTTTATGCCCGAGTCTGTGTAGGGCTTTAAAATCTCGCGAAACTTTTCCAAGTTTGCTTGATTTAACGCCATACCCTCACGAGCAACGCCCACCTGTTGATCGGATGCTGTTTGCGCCGCATCGGCTTGATTTGACGAATTGAAAAGACTTACAGCTCCAAGTGCGCCAGTTGCAATATCAGGCATTTGGAAACTCCTTTTTGTAATTGTAAAATGATTCGCCGTATAGCTTTAAAATTGATTCAGCATGCTCTTTCGCATAAGCTGTGCCATGCACCAAAAGTACACACATTAATATCAGGTCATAGAATCCAGCGCGCCACATAAAAGAATGCTCGTCTGCACGGCGCGCAGATTCTGCGGAATTTGCAGCATCCCACTTCAGCACGCAGTTAGCCATAAGCGGCGCTAACGTGTGAATGTTTGCTTGAAAGAATGGATTTGTTGGCAGATCAACAAAGCAAGACCATATGAGCTTATCTAGTCGGGCTTTGTCAACTGCATCGCCATCGGCATAATCGTCAAATGTTTGACATGCGTCATAAACGCAGCTTAGCCACTGTACGCAAGTGGCTGGCAGATTAAATGGCAGTAATGCTTGAGTTAATTGGTTCATATCTACTTTCATAGGTACTGGAAGCCAATTACTCAGTGAGTTTATTGTATCATGTTTGGATAAAACCACTAGCGCTACCCGCTAATGTTGTGGCAGCCGATGATAGCCAATCAATGGTTGCTCCTGATTCAAGTGTTCGGTTTAGCACTTGCACAATTTGGCGGCTTTCCTCCCCGCCAATTGCCCCCTTAAAAACCACATTAGAATTATCTCTAGCGCCACCGCTTGGAACTAACCACACAGTAAGCGTGTTGGCTGTTGCTCCATTGTTATACACGGTAAACTGCGTGATAGTTGTTCTTGCGCCTGAAGACGTGTAGGCAACGCTGGCCGCTGCGCTGACATATTGTGAATCTATAAGGGTTCTGTTTGTGATTGTCATAGCCATGACGGCACATATCGCACCGTTCCATTGTCGTTAATTGGAATCCATTTTGTGGGGTTTCCTGCTGTTGGGGCGTTGTTTAGAAAGCCCACAGATCCACCCGCCCCATTGGAAAGCGTGGCAAAGGTACGTAGCAACGTCGTTTGATCGTTGGCTAAATCAGCCATGCCGTTGGCTATCTGAATCATGATTGAACCATTGACAACTGGTGCTATTACCTTGCCAATAATGACGCGATACCCAGCTGGAGGTATGTTTGTCACCCCAGTAGCCGATAAATACAAAATGTCACCGCTTGCCCACGTTTCGCCGTAGGGCGTTCCTGTGGCATCAATACTGCGCATAACACCTAAAACTTGAGCGTATGCCTGCGTAGCTGTTGGCATGTCAGCCGCCATCACGCCGATTACATTGTTTGGCGTTGTATTAAATGCTGGTGATACAGCGGGAAGCTGCGCAGTTACAGTGTCAATCTTTACGGGCGTTCCCTTTGTAATTGTGCTGCCCGTGTTGTTGCGCACATAAACCATAGACTCCATGCCAATGCCAATAGGCACGCTGTTGGATTGGTAGATTAGCCCATTGGTCAAGCTGTCCCACCGTATTTTTAAATCTTGTGGGGCTGTCGGACTCGGTGTAATTTGCAAGAAATTTAACGTATCACTTGGAATAGTAGCCAACGGCAACGGCGTATTTTCAGTTAGAGCAATGGCTATATTAGCCAGCCCATTGGCTGCAATAGCCAACTGCTTTAAGTCTTCTATGCCATCAGTGCCCACGCTGTCTGCTATTTTAAATAGTGTTTCAAACTGGCGAATCATGGCGTGGTCGCCACCAAGGAATTTAGCCAATTCGTCGCGTGTGAGTTTTAGTGCTGCTACCATGCTAGAGGCTCTAAAGTAATGTCGAGGCCGACAATGGTAATGTGCGAATATGAGTCACCTTGGAATCGCTGGATTCGCCAGTTCTTCATAATGCCCTGCTGAAGCCACACGGGTCTATGGCTAGTGTTTCCGATTCTTCCAGCTGGTATAGATTTTGGCATGCTCCATGTTTGACCATCAACACTGTAGGATGTAGATATTCTCGGGTCAACATTAATTTCAACCTGCCCAGCCAAGACAGACAATTCAAGGCGCTGAAAAATCGCACCGCTGTTTTTGTTGTAAATGATGGATGTAGAAAACTCCCAACGGACGGGGCTTCCCCAATGGTGCGAGATAGCGCTTGATAGCTTGCCTATTTGATTTGCGACAGGATTGCCACACGCCCAATTATTGCCCGCCCATACAAAGTTACGCGCCTGATATTGGCTAAATCCAATAACCCCCGTGCATAATGTAAACCATACCGGCTGCTGTAAGGCCTCAGATCCCGCTTTGTCAAACACCACGGTTCTATCTGGCAAGTGAATATAAATCCATTGATGCGATTGGTCTAGGCGAGTCTCCACTTGAATAGCGCCCCACTGACTGACTGGTACGGCGTTTAACAGTGCATCAATGTCAGGGGTGGACACTTTCATTGTTTGTGAATTTTGGGCAATGTACGCCCCTAGCGATTCGTTCCTTGCGCCTCCGACAAAAACCAGATTATCGGTAAAAACACAAACCGCTTGTGTGCCGATAGCGCCTTTGTTGCCCATCGCGCCGTCGATTCTTTGGAATGGGAATAGTTCTCCGCCTACGTTGTCAAATACTTCGATTGAATATCTATTGACGGCATAAAGCTCTGTTCTTATGCGGAACACGGCCACAACGCTATCAGGATCAGCTTCAGAGCTTCCATACTTTAATGGGTTGACGGCTAACGGGTCATTCAATTCTGTAGTGATAAGGCTTTCGCCATCAGTAAATAGAAAGTACCCATCAATCCAGCATCCATCCAGAATAAAGCCTAAATCTGAGTCTGTGATTTGACTGAAAACTGAGCCAGTCCAATAAAAAACGTTGCCATTAGAAACAACAACTAAGCGATCAAAGCCATAATCAAGTGTGGCTGATTGCCCTGATCCAACATTGCCAATAACAGTTACAACACCAGCATCGGATACGGATATTAATTTGTCGCCAGATACCCTGTAGTGCACGCCGTTCCACACAATGGCGGCTCGATCATTCCCGCTGCCTGTGGCATATTGCACCAGGCCTTCAGCTGGGCGCAAATATCCATTGCTTATGCCGCTATCCTTTGGAGTCGGAATAAGATTTACTGGACGCGCTGGCTGTAGTTGCCCATCGTCGCGGTAAATTCCTGAAATGATAGGAATTTGCATTATGCAATCTTGTACCAAGAATTTGTGTTTAGGTAATATCGCATGCGGAATCCAGAATCAGCACCAACGGATGCGGGTGCTCCATATACCGCCGTCGCTCCATTGCCCGATAACGTTAAAATTGTGATTTGCTGGGTTGACGTAATTAACACCTCAGCGCCATCCAGCACCGAAGTATTCAGTGGTAACGTGACCGTGCCTGTTGCCAATGTAGCTACAGGCTGCATTAATAGCCATGTAGATGTTGACCCGCTGGCAATGTTCAGGTTAAAGCCTGTTGCTGGCACTGCGAACTGCACAGCTACATTCGGAGCTGCAAAAGCACTCTGAAAAAATGCCAGTAATGCTGACACGCTGATTTTTCGAGCATCCCAATTTTCAGATGAATAAATGGGGAGTAAGTCGCTTCCCACTACCGTGGCTTGGCTTGATAGTTGGTTGATTTGAGCCATTAGTTATACTCCAGTGTTTGATCTACCCCAGCATCTAATGTTTGCGTGGGCGATTGAATAAACGGGGTAGCACCTCTACGCCATGGCTTGTTTCCCGCCCCTAAAGGCGTTCCAGCCTTGAATTGCATTTGAGGGATAACAGTAAACCGAGCGCGCAGAACCTGCAATGAAATGGCCGCGCTTCGTGTCGTGTGCGGCATTACCTGCCGTCCGTATTGCGGCGCAAGTGCTAGCGCTAGATTTGTACGAATGGCTTCATATGCAGCATCAGGCACAGTGGTTTCAGCCGTGATGTCGCTGTATTGTGGCGAGCTTGGCAATGGATAGCTTAACCGAATGCCACCAGCATTCCACAGAGCCATCATTGAATCAAGCAATCTTAATGCGGACTCCTCTTGTTCTGGTGAAATGTCAAACGCATAGCGGCCTAACCCTATTTCTTCCAAAGCGGCATCTATGAATTGCTTTTTTGAGTAGCCCATTGAATCTTCTCCGCTAATTTTTTGTCGCTGGTTCTACCGTCAAACTCTACGCCGTGGGCTTTTGCTAGTTTCTCTAGTTCGGCTCGAGTTAGTGGTTTATCGGCGTTTTTCTCATAAGCACTTGCTTCACTGTACGTTTTAAACCAGCCCTCTGCCTCGCCAGCCTCGATACTATGAAAAACTTTCCAGTCGTATTTTAGGCCGTCTTCTAAAAGGTTTTCGCCGGGGTATTTGTACAGTAAATGCATATGAGAAAGAGGCCGAAGCCTCTTTTATTAGGTTTGGTTTGCGATGATAATGCCGCCAGCTTCGGGGTCAAGCATGGTTACGGCATACATGGTGGTAAATCGGCATGTGGTGACACCAGTCAAGTGGTCAAACTGATAACTCATAATGAGCGGCACGCCGTTCTTTGTGGTTGCCGTCATTACCTGCGCACCTTCGCCAGCGGGGAATGCCAACTTGCCATAATCCAACATCAAAGCGCCATCGCAGAAAAACGGGTTTACTGCTTTGCTTACCGTGTTTAGGAAGGTAATAGCAGCTCCACCGATTGCAGCGGCTGTAACGTTCTGGTATGGCCCAGTGGCGATAAGAGCGGGCGTTACAACCAAGCTAGCCGTGCCAGCGCCAGAAATGACGCGAACCGTCATGGGTTGCCCAGTGTCGGATTTGTCAATCTGATGTACTGCATTGACGTTAGCAATTGTAAATGCATCGCCGTTCTTGATGTTGGCAATGTTAGCGCCAGCCACGCTTAGTGTCATGCGGCGATTGTCCGTTGGAACATCGCCAGTCATAGCCGATGGTGTAAACGATTGTGTGCCGTTTACAGTCGTGCCAGTAACCACGCCGACCGCAGGCAATACGGACTGGTTATCCGTTCGGAACGTGCGGAACATGGCAATGTCAGGGACAATGCTGCGCTCGTATGCATCCATACTTGCTTGGCCAAGATATGCACGGTTGCCCAAGTCTTTGGCTACGTCTTTGTAGTCAAACGCATTCATAAACAACTTGCGCAATCGGCCATTGGCCACGCCGCGAGAGATTAAAGTGGCTTCTGCGTCTTGGCCAGTTTCCCATGACATAGCACCTACTTTTTTGATCACAATTGCACCTTGTGCGCGCACTGTGTCGTAGAGGTTTTTGTCAATCTCAGCAGATAAACGCAATGCAGCGGCTCTACCCACTTCTTTGCGGTGCTCTGGATCGCGCATTTCTTTGGCGTCCATTTGCCACTTGACGTTATCCGGCGTGCGGTAGACGGTAGGCACAAAACGCTGCACAATGTCAGTAGACGCGGAAGCGCTGATGTCTAGGCCTTGCACTACGCTGGCCATGTAGTTCTGAGGCTTATAAAACACGTCGCCTGCGCGTTGCATTGTGGTCGGCGAAGGATAGGAAGTGCGGACTTCACGAGAAACAACGCATCCTGCGTCGTAGCCTTCTACGTATTCCCCGAACATGAGTTCAAGG